CTCGACTGCATCTTACGGAATAGTAACAGGTGCAGAAAACTCAGACGGCGCTGTAACGTTCACTTTACAAGCTGATTCGGCAGGTATCGATGGAAATCAAACTCAGGTTAAAATTATCAACAACTCCCGTGAAAATCACTTTAACCTAGAAGTTTATAACAATGGTGTTCAAGTAGAAAGCTGGGGTCAGATAACAAAGAACGACCAAAGCTCGTACTACGTCGAAACATACTTGTCGCTAGTATCTGATTACATCAGAGCAGTCGATAACACAGATGTAGCAGGTGGACCACTAAGTGGTGTTTATACACTAAGCGGTGGATCAGACGGCATACCCGCCGATCCTGATCGCCAAGACGAGCTTCTAATCGGAAGCCCAGTCGGTTCGACTGGTCTTTATGTTCTAAGCGAACCAGAGCAAGTAGACATAGACTTGATCGCGGTCCCAGGACACTCAAGCACCTCGGTTGTAACAGCCATGCTAGACTTCTGTCAGAACTACAGAATGGACTGCTTGGCTATAGTTGATCCACCATTCGGACTAACCGTTAGAGAGATCATATCATGGCAAAACGGCCAGCATCCTCTCAACCTTACAAGGTTCGACTCGGACTTCGGTGCTCTTTACTGGCCTTGGGTCAAGATTCGTGACAACTTCAATAGACTTGATGTCTGGGTCCCACCGTCTGGCTCTATCTTGGCTGTTATCGCTAGAAGCGACTTCTTGGCCAAGCCATGGTTCGCACCAGCAGGTCTTAACAGAGGCATAGTACCAGGAATCACTGATGTTTATGATCGTCCAACTCTAGCCGAAAGAGACTTGATGTATGGAAATCGTAATTGCATCAATCCAATAGTACAGTTCGTAGACGTTGATGGCTTCCTAGTTTGGGGCCAAAAGACGCTACAACGCAGACCTACAGCCCTTGATCGTGTTAACGTACGCAGACTCATGTTCTACTTAGAGAAGAGAATCAGAGCAGCAGTAAGAACCCTACTATTCGATCCCAACGATGACATCTTCAGAAAGACCTTCGTATCAATATGCGCTGGAATCTTAGAAGAAGTAAAGAAGGGAAGAGGTTTAACAGACTACTTCATCAAAGCCGACGAAGAGTTGAACACTCCTGACGTGATCGACAGGAATGAGTTTAGGGCACAGATTGGTGTGCAGCCAACGCGTGCAGTGGAATTCATGTTCATTGAATTCTCAATTCACAGAACCGGAAGTTTCACGGAGAGCACAACAGCCTTCTAATTTTTAAGCAGTAAAAAGGAGAATTAAATTATGCCAAATAATTTCGCACCAGGTGCCAAACTAACAGATATGGGTATGGACCAACTTGGTGGAGACAATGTAGTTTTTAAGAGGAAGTATAGATGGACGTTCGAGCTAAAGACAAATTGCTCGGGCGGACGTATTCCTCCATTCTTCGTCAAGTTAGCTTCTAGACCAAATCTAACAGTCGAAGAGACAGAAATCAATTTCTTGAATAGTAAAATGTGGATCCCCGGAAAAGCAAGTTGGGAAACCATCACAGTCACATTCTATGACTTGGGTGGACCTGATACAGCTCAAGGAGCCACAGCCTTGTGGAGTTGGCTTGCAACAACATACAACTTCACCGGTCAACAAGTGCCATATTCGCAAGCATCTAAGAAGGGACAAAGAGGTGGTGGTGGACAAGGTTATGCCGCTACAGCCTACCTAGACCTTTATGACGGCTGCGGCACGTCAATGGAATCTTGGGAGTTAAACCACGTTTGGCCCCAGGCCGTTAACTTTGGAGAACTAGATTACTCTTCATCAGAAGAAGTAACCCTAGAGCTCACACTACGCTACAGCGAAGTACAGTACACTCCTCGCTGCGGTGGACGCGTTACTCCTTGCTGCGCTGGTTGCTGATAAAAATTGGTGGTTGGTTCTCATAATTTAAAACCTCGTACTTATCTAATAAATAAGTACGAGGTTATTTTTTTGGAGCTTAAATATGGCTAGAAGCACGATGGGTTTTGACTTCGGACTGGACGAAGAGGACACATGTTTTAAAAGAAAATTTAGATGGTTATTAATTATACCCGAAGTTAGTGCTGAAGGTATAAACACTCTGCCCCCCTTGAGATCAGCAAGGCCTTCATTAAGTTTTAAAGAAATGGAAGCTCAACATGTATCAGAAGTCATTTACTTTCCAGGTAAGCCTGATTGGAAACCCATAAACTTAGTACTATATGATATAAAGAAGCCAGAGCACCCTGTATACAAGTGGATCAAAGAACTTTACGACCCAGAAAGAGGAGAATATAAGTTCTCTTGTGAAGGGTTCAAAAAATCTCGGGCAACATTAGAAATGTACGATGGATGTGGAAAGGTCATAGAGACATGGATATACGAAAATGTATGGCCGCAAAACATAGAATTTGGTGAGCTAGATATGCAGCAAAGCGAATACCTGACCTGTGACCTGACGTTAAGGTATGACAGAGCATATTTGCAGGAATAAACCTTACTCTTCCTCTAAAGACATCTCCTTGTTTAACAATCTTTGGCAGGCCGCTATTGCATCTTCTAAGTCTTTTGGCTTGCATTTAAGAACTCGGCAAGCACCACTCTTGTTAAGCCTACCTTTCTTCGTATAAACTTTTGCGTCGTTAAGAAGAAAAGCGTCCACTATTTTTCCAAAGCCATTATCAATCAACTTCTGTATTAGTTCTTGACTCTCTATCTGATCAAAAGGGTTGTTCTTCATTATATGTCTCGATTATGTATTATAATTATAGAATTGGATCTAGAATAATCAAGTCTCATTAATGATATTATGCTTTTTAAATATACCCTTCTTGCTTTGGGGGTGCTGCTTTTCGTTTTGAATTTTTATCCATTCAAGATACCGCTTCTTCAACTCGTTGTAGTTTCTAGCCGTCCTATACATTTGCCTAAAGTGGTTAAGAATGCACGTTGTCATGTAGTTAAAGGCTTTGCCCTTTTCGGGATCAAACCTATCTATCTTTTCAAAGCAGATCATAACGCCTTCTTGAACTGCGTCGTCGATATCGATCAGGTTAAATTTCGCGTACCTAACGATGTTCTCAGAAAGTGTGTAAAAAGCAGTTGCAAGCTCTTTTTGAGAGTCTTGATAGTTTATATGGACAATGCCAAACTCTCGTTCTATATTCGTCCATAGTTCAGGTTTTTTGTATGAACTAGACTTTTGTAAATATTGGTCTGTATCTTTTATGTCCTTTATAAAATATTGATATTTTATTTTCTGCCTCTTGCAATCTTGAAACTTTATAATTAATCTCTCAAAAGTCTTGTTATTCAGGTACTCTGTTGACATCAAGCTCCCTTAGTTCTTCCTCACCCCAGAAACTTATCCTTTCTAAAGCTTCCCTTCTAGCTTCACTGTACCACTCAGACACAGTTTCAAAATAAGACTTACTATAGAGTCTACCGCTAGTAAAACTTCTAAAATGATCTATGTTGTTGTCTTTCTTTCTTTGAAAGTTAAGTTCCTTACCTATTAGATGAGGAAGAATTTTGTTTTTTCTTAAAATGTAGTTTCCTAGTATCTCCGTATCAGGCCAACCAGGCCTGCTAGGAGAAGGTGTATAGTCAGCAATATTATAGTAATTAGCTAGTCTTCTTAAACTCCAACCAAAGCCTATCTTGTCCATAACAGGCATATGGTACATCGTGGCTGTATGGGACACCATGCCTTTCCAGTCCTCGTGCTTTCTAGGACTTATTTCGTAACCGACTACAGGGGACGTTTTTGGGCAAAGATCGAGTAGGTAGGATAAAAAGTCCCTTCTTCTTAAAAAGCAGTCTGCGTGAGTCGCATAAAGGTACTCTGTCCTACAGGCTGAAAATGCGAAATCCATAGCTATTGCCGGGAAATCAGAAGGATGTAACAAACCATTAAACTTTAAGCAATGAACTTCTACGTCATCACTCCTTAAAGACTCTAGTTTGGACATTTCTTGGTCGCTAGAACCAGTATCTACTATCATTACAAACGGTTTTTCCGTTTGCAGCCTAAGTAGCTTTAAGCATAAATCAACTAGTTCAAATGTATCTAAGCAAGGAATAACAGCGGTGATTCTATAGTCCCAAGGCTTTTTCTTACATGAGCCTTCCCAAGGACGAAATTCTTGAGGAACATTTCTTGTAGGAGCAAAATCTTTTTTCATACTTAATTAGTATATGGAAGTTTATAAGTTACTAGCAGAGTTGATTAAGAACCCAAGTGCGCCTAGGTTCTATAGAAAACTAGAGGAACTTTATAAAAAAATGAACATGAAAAATGAATCCGATGCCTTTCAAAACTTAATAGAGACTAGATTCAATAAAAATGCCTCTGACAATTAACATTCTAGTAAAAAACGATGAAAAAACAATAGAATCAACATTGGAGTGTGCGTCCAAAGTTGCTGATAGTATCCTGGTTGGGGACGCAGGTTGCACAGATAAAACAATAAAGATATGTAAAGATTACAATGCAAAAGTAGTTAATATACCCATTAGGGGGAACAGAAGTCGTCTAAAAAACTACATGATAGAAAAAAACAATGAGTCATGGATGTTTTTTATGGAGCCGGGGGAGATTTTTGTTTCAACGCCAGAACTTTTGAACCTTGAAGACGAGAAAACGGCTTATAGAGTTAAGTTTATAAACGGAGACTTGATAACTAAAGAAGTAAGAATTTGGCATAAAAACAACCCAACGGAATTCAAAAATCCGGTCTTTGAAACACCATCAGTTAGCGGAAAGGTTAAGAACATAGAAATTTATCTAACTTCTAACCAGATGCAAATGGATGAGGAAAAGGTTGCTTCTCTAAATGAATGGAGGAGCAACAGCCCTATGTCAAAAGAGCCACTTTATTATATGGCTTGCTACGGCCTGCTCAAAAAGAATTGGAAGAACTTTTTAAACTCAGCTGAGATTTACTTATATGCGAATAACTCTAATGACACACCATCGATTATGACTAGATATTATATTTCTATGGTTAAATCTTACATAAAAGAGGAACTAGACTACGAAGGAGCAATAAAGAACCTTATAGTCTGTTTAGCTAGATGCCCACTAATGGCGGAATTCTGGTGTTTACTGGGGGACGTACATCACCGAATCAATGAGAACGAAAAAGCAAAAATTTTCTATCAAAACGCTATGCTGCTAGGCTCTAAGAGGAAAGACAACGATGAGTTTCCAGTAGAAATATCAAAGTATAAAAAGTATCCTGAAAAAATGTTGGAAGCGATCAGGCAGCTGGAAGAAAAAACCCAAATTTACAAGTCAGAAGTCAGTAAATAAAGTCTAACTCGTTTACCACAACGGTCACCTGGTCCTCAAACCTAGCTACCGCTATTTGTTTGCGTCCCGGCCCTAACTTTTTTAATTTATCTTCCAGTTCCTGTGCGCTACAGTTTATTACAGAAAAATTGTTGTCAGCTAGCCTCTTTGCGTCCTCTTCAAGACTAACCACTGTCTTGTTAGGAAAGTAATCTTGAAGAGTGTCCTTAGCCGTTGTCATTATATTTTTGTAGAGGGGCACATTACAAGAACACCCAGGGTTCTGCTGATACTTTCTAATGTCTTCCTCTAGCTCTTTGGGTAGGCTGTCTCTAAACCTAGAGTCTCTTAAAGCCTGCTTAACGTCCATCAGTGTAACTGGTTTGGTCATCTTCTTTATCATTCTCCTCTTTTTTAAGCATTCTTGTTCTATTAGAAAATCCGCATCTTGGACACTTAAGAATCTTGGGCTGCGGTATGTTTTTGGAGGGCCGTACAGCCCCGCTAGAATAGTCAATTGCTGGTATCACTGATTGTATTGGAGA